TGCGTTTTGTAGTTGAGCAAGACTTTGAGATAGAAGTCAGGGATAGTAAACTTGGCATGGGTAGTGTCTTTGCAATCGGAGATGTCATGGTGTCCAGTGGCTTTGACCAGTGGAATGTCTTGACACACGAGAGCATCTTTGATAATCCTGTAGGTGAATTAAGACCTGTACATGACAGCCATTGGTCAGACGCTAACCTGTACAATCTAGGGCTACATAGTGAATACATCCAGCCGTGGTTGTTTGAAGGTGAGAAAGACACAGACCCTTACGAAGAAACAGAAGAAAAGGAGATTTACAATGCCTAATCATACAGATAACAGAGTAATCCTGTCACATGATGACAGCCAACAGATTGACATGATTTACAACATCATGAACACAGAGGACACACCTCTATGCCAGACACTTATCCCTATGGATGAGAAGTTGTTAGAGATTTCTGGCATTTCAGATAACTATGAAGTGCAAGGCTGGTATGAATGGCGGCTAGAGAATTGGGGTACGAAGTGGGATGTGTACGAAACGCATTGCACTCGCATTGATGCCAACACATTAGAACTAAACTTCTACACTGCATGGTCGCCACCTATCCCTATCTTTGACAAGCTGGTAGATATGGGCTTTGAAATCAATGCTCGTTACCTTGATGAAGGCTGGGGATACATTGGTGAGTACAATGATGGTGATGACTGGACTACTACTGATGTAGAAAGTGTAGTCGAGGACTATCCTGAACTTGACTTTGAGTTTAGCATCAGCGAACACATTGCTGAATATGCACAATATGAAGAGGAGTCTGCGTGATGATGACACTTAAACTACCAAAGAAACAAGTGAACGCCATACTGGTAGCACTTGACGCAGAAATCGAGAATCAATTAGGTGGCAGACCTGTTGATTGGGAATCATTCCCAGAAGTAGCCGCAATGCTGATGGCATATTATACAACACGTTGTAACTTTGAAGAGGAGAATGGCAATGCTGTTGCATGAGTTTTACAGTGATGAAGATTGCTCACGTGGTGATATGTCATATCGCAAGTCGTGTGTATTCAAAGAACCTGATGGCAGCTATACCATTGTGCTTATACAAGATGGTGCTATAGTTGATGAACTTAACTTGCTTGGACACTCTGAACAATATGCAGAGGATACAGCAGAGGATTGGGTAATGGGAGTAAGACGATGACACAACATGAATGTTTGAACTGCAACCATGTAGAGATACATGACACAATACAGGAGCAATGCCCTAGCTGTAACTTCTTGTGCTACTACACCAAGTCTGTCATAGATGAACTGGATGAGGAGTTTGACCTGTGAAATACATAGTTGAACTATTACTGACCTATGAGGTGGATGCACCAGACATGCGCCAAGCACAGACCATTGCTATGCAAAGAGCAATAGACCTATGCGACAGCGAGGATGATTTGTTTCAACACATCACTAAAGACATGAAGTGTGTGTCATCTATGGTGCGGGATGTATCTGTAATTGAAGAGGAGATTGACACATGAACAGATTTCTGATTGACCATCACCCTGATGCCATAGCCAAGCAGCTATGTGACCAGCACATTGTCAAGATGCCGTTGGAAGAAGCGCAGATGTTATGTACTGCTGTATGGCATCATGCCCCTGACTATGCAGAGGAGCATGGACTATACAAGCCTGTGCATCAGAGACATCCATGCACACTGTGGGCTATGGAGAATCGTGCCAACTACAGATGGGCTTATAGCCTGTACACAGCCATGTTATGTGAGTATCATCATAGGTATGGTAAGTGGCATGGTGCAGGTAAACACAGCATAGCACTATACAATGCACGACATCTGTTGCCAGATGGTGATGTGACACCACACCCACAGTGCTTTAGCGGTCACGATAACTTGAAGACAGATGAGTACTGGCCTGTCATAGCATATCGTGCATTCTATATAGTTGACAAGTCAAAGTTTGCACGTTATAACAAAGGCCGTGAGATGCCACAATGGATGAAAGATAGATAGCAATGGAGTACGTAATTGGCTGGATAGCTATTGAATTAATTGCTTACATTTTAGCTGCAATATTAAACTAAAAGGAGAATAGATATGACTAAGAAAAAAGAAAAATCCCAATGGGAAATTACTAAGGATCAAGCTAGTGCTACATGGAAAAGCATGACACCTAAACAACAGCAAGCTGTGCTGGAAATGCTACAAGCCTTTGTGCCTATCAGACATTCAGTGTCTGAGTTGTGCGAGATTAGTTACGAGGATTTACGTAACATGGATAAGGCATGGTATGTGATGAGGCGGCTGATTGTTGATGACAATGTTGAAGTAAAGCACTGGGAATATTAGATGACACAGAGTTGACATCTTATATAATAAGGAGTATAACTATGGACTTGTTGTTATGGATTACCATACTACCACTAATACTAATCATACTATAAAGGAGAACTAACATGCTAGAATATATCCCTGAGAACTTAGACTTTGACGTAAGCTTTGAGCCTACTCGTGTAGCTGACAAGAAGTATGTCATTGACGGTAACACTGGCGAACCTATTGCCATTGTCGGTAAAGACTTTACTTGCGCCTCACACGGTGACTACTTTCGTAGTGTCATGGACACTGTGACTGAGAACCTTTCCTCATATGAGGTAGATGGTGCTAACATTGCATGGCGTGATGCTCATCACAATGGCTGGGCTATGATGGACATGACCCTGCCAAACGTCAAGGCTACCATCACTACCCCGAAGCATGAGACTGAGGTAGCGCAGCGCATCATTGCATTGCACGGTGTGGATGGTACGTGTTCAAACACTGTACTGTTTGGTGCTATCGACTTCTTCTGCACCAATGGCATGGTGCGGGGTGAGCATGATAAGGTAAAGCGCAAGAATACTAGTGGCTTCAGCCTTGACAGGTTCATTGGGCAGCTTAACCGTAGCAAGCAGGACTTCTATGCACAGTCTGAGCGATTGCAGGGCTGGGCTAACAAGAGCCTGTTTGTAGGTGATGTTAAAGCTATGCTTGAATCTCTTGACAAGGGCAAGTCCAAAGGACTGTTCCAGTTATATAATCAAGAGGCTAGTGTTCGTGGTAACAATGCCTTTGCCTTGTACTCTGCCTTCACAAACTATGCAAGCTACGCTGATGACCGTAACGGTTTCAAGCTGCGTAACACTGGCAAGGATACAGCCGCTAAGAATATGTGGGAACGTGAAGAAAAAGTGACACGTTGGATTGAGAGCAAGCAGTTCAAGGAGTTGTTAGCAGCATGAGAAATAATGCACAACTAAAGCTGCACAACGTCTATGCAACGGACGATTTTATGGTAGCAAAAAACCTACGTCCTTTGCTTTGGAAACCTAGTAAAAAGAAAACGACAAGGAATAAGGTGAGCAGGAGAAAACGGTATGACAAAACATAATTGGGAATATGTTAGGACTAATTCAAAGGGCGAGGCCGTGTTCCGAAAGGACACAGGCCAAACCCTTACCCACTGTCTTGAATATCTCAAAGACAAGGGCATTGAGTATGAGGTCATAGAGTCTGCTACGCTGATTGTGATATACAGTAGGGCAGATAGACCCTATATGTACTACTGGACTACCGGTAGATGGAGTCCACGTAGACGTAACTATACAAAACATTTCCACAGTGATGGCATTGAAGACTTTGTGGAAAAGTATCTCAACAGATACGCAGATGAACACATACGAGAAGACCAAGAAAGGTATGGTGATATAGATGAAGACAGTGCAGCAACTAGTTGACAAGTACTATACATCCAATGATTACAGTATGTTACGAGACAAGACTAAGAAAGACTATCAATACTTTCTTGGTGTAATGCTTGTGCATTTTGGTGATGTAAACTTTGACAACCTCACTAGCAAGCAAGCTAAACATGCTTACGAGGAGTGGGTTACGAAGGGTATCAGCTATGCTAATCATGTATGTACGGTGTCATCTATTGTGTTTCGCTACGCTATCGACATGGAGTATTCCAAGGTAAACCCATTCGCTAGTGTCAAACGCAAGACACCAGTGCAACGCAAGGTTGTGTGGACTGAAGATGACGTGCGTAATTTCCTTAACACTGCATATAGTGAGTTTCAGTGGCGCAGCATTGGCCTGATTGTACATATGGCATACGAATGGTGCCAAAGATTAGGTGATATGCGTCTACTGACTTGGGATAACTTTGACTTGGCAGAACGCAAGCTATATCTTGAGCAGTCTAAGCGTAGGGCAGAGGTAACTTTACCCATAGAAGATGACTTGTTTGAGATGCTTGTACAACAAGAGGAAGACTTTGGCTTCCAACCCTACGTTGTTCCCCGTACAACGCCCGTAGGCGGCGAGTACCACCCTTACAGTATGCAACGCCTATCAAAAGCTGGAAGGGCTGTCATGCGGCAAGCTGGGCTGTCTGAGGAACTACGTCTAATGGACTTGCGTAGGACTGGCACAACACAAATGGTAGAGGCAGGTGTACCAATGGGACAGATCATGTCGGTTACAGGACATAGTAATCCTCAGTCTGTTAAACCTTACATGAAAAATACTTTCACCTCTGCGAATAATGCCTTGACAACACGCAAGGCGCATGGTAAAAGCACTTAACTGCCGCAACGAAAGTGAGTATTATATGACTAATATATATAACATAGTAAGTGATTTAGATTTACCTCATGGTCATACCAAACGTATGAACTGTCCTGAGTGTGGTGGTCTCAAGACCTTCACTGTTACTAACAACATGGGTAGTCTTATCTGGAACTGTTACAAGGTAACGTGTCCTGTTAGTGGCGGCACACGTGTTCATCTATCTGTAGATGATATACGTTTTGGCTTTGGTAGTGCGGAGCAATACGCTTCAGCTACACCCTTTGAGTTGCCTAGCTACATCGTACCTAACCGTAATAATATATATTATAATAGGTTCTGTGCTACTTGGGGCTTGGATGCTGAAGCATTAGGTTTATTATATGACGTTAAGGAAAGCAGGATTGTATTCCCTGTCGTACATGACGGTAAGACGATAGATGCTACAGGCCGTGCGCTTGGTAAGCGTCTACCTAAATGGAAAAGATATGGAAAAAGTGGCTTGCCTTACACCGCTGGGTGTGGTAATGTCGCAGTAGTTGTTGAGGACTGTGTGAGTGCAGCCGTTGTTGGTTACGGTTCCTTTGTCGGGGTTGCGCTTCTAGGCACATCATTGCAAGAGGCGCATAAAGGGTATCTTGCACAGTTCTCAACAGCAATCATAGCGTTAGACCCCGATGCGCTACCTAAGACTTTGCAGATGGCAAAGGAACTACGTGGTCACGTAAACGATGTTCGTGTACTACGACTGACTGACGATTTGAAATATCGTAACCCGACAGATATGGAGAACTTACATGGAATTATCAATCATTAGAAGCCTTATGGATAAGTCATTCTATGACGATCATCGTGGTAGCAAATGCCCACAGCGATTGTTCAGCAAGGATGTCCGTAAGATTAAGGAAGCAATCGACACAGCTATGGACAGGTATGAACGTACTGTCACACCTGATGAGGTTGAGGCTTTGTTCTTGGCTAACAACCCGACACTGACTACTGCACAGAAGCAGGGCTACGTGTCTTTGTTCAGCCAGATCAAACGTGAACAGCCTATGGGTAGTGACATTGCACAAGAGGTACTGTCCAAACTATTCCAGCAGGTGGTAGGTGAAGACGTTGCTAACATTGGCTTTGATATGGTCAATGGTGATGCAGCTACACTTGAGAAGCTACGTCACTTGCTGGAACGCTACGGTGATGACTTCATCCCTAACCTAAACATTGAGTGGGATGACATCAGCATTGAGACACTGATGGCTAAAGCCGAACTTGAAGCACGTTGGCAGTTTAACATCCCTAGTGTTATGCGTAAGGTAGAAGGTGTCAGTGGTGGGCAGCTTATCGAAGTAGGTGCTAGACCTAACACTGGTAAGACATCCTTCCACGCCAGCTTGATAGCTGCACCGGGTGGGTTTGCACATCAGGGTGCTAAGTGTATCATCTTGTGTAACGAAGAAGCTACCCACCGTGTTGGTGCTAGATACCTTACTGCTGCTGCAGGTATGACAGCACGTGAGGTACGTGACAACATGGGTAAGGCCAAGGCACTATATGAACCAGTGATGCACAACATCAAGATCAAGAATGCTGACGGTCGTGATATGTCATGGGTAGAGTCCGTGTGTAAGACATATAAGCCTGACGTACTTGTACTTGACATGGGTGATAAGTTTGGTGTGGCAGGCAGTTATGCTAGAGAAGACCAAGCCCTAGCTGCTTGTGCTATCTATGCTAGACAAATTGCCAAGACATATGACTGTGCTGTATTCTATATGTCACAGCTATCTGCAGAGGCAGAAGGTAGGTCACAACTTAATCAGTCTATGATGCAGGGTTCACGTACTGGTAAGGCAGCGGAAGCTGACCTGATGATCCTGATTGGTAAGTCACCTACGGTTGAAGGCCAAGAGGAAGACAGCCCTTTGCGTCACATCAACATCGTTAAGAACAAGCTGAATGGCTGGCACGGTATGGTAAACGTAGACCTTGATTACAGAACAGCGAGGTACGAAGGATGAGGAAACAATTCGATGAAACATTACATGGCAAGTATGACAAGCCTGCACGTGTAGCTACAAAAGAATATATGCAGCACAAAGGCTATAAGATATGGGATAACCCAGACATATATGGTCAGGACTTGATTGCTGAAGGCAGCAAGGGTAAGTTTTATGTCGAGTGTGAGGTCAAGGCATTGTGGGATAAGGATGAGTTCCCTTTTGATTCTGTACAGTTACCAGAACGTAAGAGTAAGTTCTTCAATGCGTCAACCCTGTTCTTTATCTGGAACAAACCATTGACTAGTGCATTATTATTTAAGTCTGATGACATTAAAGACTTGACACCAGTAGAGGTATCGAATAAATATAAAGCATCCGGTGAGTTCTTCTATCAGATACCACTGGACATGACAGGATTAGTAAGGATGGGCAGATATGAAACTAACACTTGATGTAGAGAACACAACGACTAAACGTGATGGCAAGTTACACCTAGACCCCTTTGAGCCTAACAACTCACTGACTATGGTAGGTATGCTCAATGACAGGGGTGATGAAGCTATCATTACCTTTGACCACAGTCAGGTTGAAGCTACACCTGACGGTCATGCCATCGTACAACAATGGCTTGATGATACTACGGTACTCATCTGTCACAACATAGCACATGACTTGCTATGGCTGTGGGAGACTGGCTTCAAGTATGACGGTGCAGTGTTTGACACGATGCTTGTTGAGTACGTACTGCAGCGTGGTCAGAAGGAACCACTATCGCTTGAGGCTTGTGCTGAACGCTACGAGTTAGCTACAAAGAAGCAGGATACTTTGAAGGAGTACTTCAAGAATGGTTACAACACTCGTGACATTCCTCACGATGAGTTGTGTGAGTATCTATCTGCTGACCTTCATGCTACACAGCAGCTTGCTGACAAGCTATGGAAACGTCTCAATACTACAGCAGATGCTGGCTTACTATCTACTGCACGACTGACTAATCGTGTAGCTAAGTGCTTGACTAAGATATATCAGACAGGCTTTGCTGTTGATGTATCCAAGCTAGACGAAGTGCGTACAGAGTTTGAGCAAGAGAAGCAACAACTTCAGACAGACTTGCAAGCACATGTACGTAAACTGATGGGTGACACACCTATCAATCTCAATAGTCCAGAGCAATTGTCTTGGGTTATCTACAGCCGCAAGGTTATTGACAAGCCATATTGGGGTAACGCTATTGACCCATACATGGCTGACGCAGACTTCCGTAGCCTCATGGCTGGCGGTACAGAGCGTGTCTACAAAACAGTAGCAGAACAATGCCAGACCTGTATTGGTACTGGTTACATTAGAAAGGTAAAGAAAGATGGAACCCCATTTGCAAATACTAACAAATGTCCGTCCTGTAGTGGGGATGGTTATCTTCTTACTGATACTGTGGATGTGGCTGGACTAAGGTTCATGCCCCCATCTGCTAAGTGGGCAAGTGCCAATGGCTTTAGCACAAGCAAGCTAAACCTTGAGGTACTAGAGTCTGCTGCTAAGTCACGAGGTATGACAGACGCAGTTGACTTCTTGTCCAAGGTTCGGCGGCTATCCGCTGTCGATACCTACCTGTCATCATTCGTTGATGGCATTGGGATATACACTAAGAGTGACGGTAAGCTGCACGTCCGATTGCTTCAGCATCGTACTGCAACAGGCCGCTTCTCAGGTGCTGACCCTAACATGCAGAACATGCCACGTGGCGGTACGTTTCCTGTTAAGAAAGTATTTGTGTCACGATTCGATGGTGGTAAAATAATGGAAGCTGACTTTGCGCAGCTTGAGTTTCGTGCTGCCGCTTATCTATCACAGGATGAGATAGCAATTGAAGAAGTATCTACTGGGTTTGATGTACATGCATACACCGCTAAAGTTATTACCGATGCTGGTCAGCCTACGAGTAGGCAGGATGCGAAAGCGCATACGTTTGCTCCACTCTACGGCGCAACAGGATACGGCAGAAGCAAAGCAGAAGCAGCGTACTACGAACACTTTACAAAGAAGTACAGAGGAGTCGCAGCTTGGCATTCCCGACTGGCTAAAGAAGCTATAGCCACACAAAAGATTACCACGCCCAGTGGTCGTGAGTTTGCGTTCCCTGATGTGGTACGCAAACATACTGGACGTGTCTCACATTTTACACAGATTAAGAATTACCCTGTGCAGTCATTCGCTACAGCGGATATTGTTCCGCTTGCATTATTGCATATAGATGAGTTGCTACAGGGTATGCAATCGTGTATAGTAAACTCAGTGCATGACAGTATCGTTATTGATATACACCCTGATGAAGAAGCGCAGGTAATCAATGTCATACACGCTACTAATAAAGCACTACCTGAACTCATCACTCTACGTTGGGGTGTTGACTTCAATGTTCCTCTATTATTAGAGGCAAAAATAGGTCCGAATTGGCTTGACGTTAAGGACGTAACCTGATATAACTATGCATCTTACAACTGAAAAGGAGTTAATAAACATGAACGAACTTACAACGATTGACACTAACAATTACGCAGCAATGGCTAAAGCAATGGGCATTGCACATGAGGCAGCAAGCAGCAAGAAGCAGGCAAGCACACTGGCTCGACTACGTATTCATCACACACCTATCATGGGTGAGGCCGAAGTAAATGGCAAGCGTGTGAATATGGAAGTTGTATCCGGTGGTGTGTACAAGCTGGAGATTCCTGATGGCCCTACGTACTACGCCAACTCAGTGAAGTTCCGTCCATTCCTACAACGCTTCATGTACAAGAAGTTTGTGATGGGTACTAATGGTAAGCCTAACCGTTACGTCAAGACTGTTATGGCTGACAACCTTAACGTAGACTTGAAAGACAATGACGGTGGGTTCAACTGTGGTAAACCATCTGGTTGGATTGAAGACTACAAGTCACTACCTGACGCTACTAAAGACTTACTCAAGTCTATCAAGCGTGTCCGTGTAGTGCTTGGTACTGTTGATTTAATTGACGCAGTGGATGCCAATGGTAATCCAGTAGATGTAGACACTACTGCATTCATCTGGGAAGTAGAGAACCGTGATGCATTCAAGACTATTGGTGAGGTGTTTACACGTCTCGCTAAGAACAAGCGTCTTCCAGTGCAGCATGAGGTTGTAGCTAATACAGAGGAACGCAAGTTGCCTAACGGTAGCTGCTTTTATCTGCCAACTACATCACTTGATCTAACTAACAGTGTTGACTTGTCACAAGAAGATCAAGATCGTTTCGCTGACTTCATGGCATGGGTACAGAACTACAATGAGTACATCATTAATACCTATGCAGAGAAAGCCTCATCACACAATGATGATGATGACATCGACATCGTTGATGGCTTAGTTGACATCGACATTGAAGAGGTAGCGTAATGAATCACCCTGCTGAATTGGCGTTGCATCAGTACATGGATAAAGCCGTTAAAGGTGAATCCACTATGTCGGAAGCTACCATTAAACAGGTAGCGACTGATGTAGCAGATGCGTTACAACGCCAGTTTGGTGGGGGTAACAAGCGTGATGACTTTCGGATTCGCATGTCAAATGTAGGGCGTCCTACGTGCCAGCTATGGTATGACAAAAACAAACCGGAAGTTGCTGTTCCCTTACCAACAACATTTATGATGAACATGATGATCGGAGATATTGTGGAGGCAGTATTCAAAGGTCTATTCAAGGAAGCAGGAGTAACCTATGAGGATTCTGAAAAGGTTAGCCTTGACTGTGGGGATACTACTGTTAACGGCTCATATGATATTGTCATTGACGGTGCAGTTGATGATATTAAATCAGCTTCAGACTGGTCATACAGAAATAAATTTGAATCCTACAACACCCTTGCTAGTGGAGATGGATTCGGTTATGTATCCCAGCTTGCTGGTTACGCCAAAGCGTCTGGAAAAAAAGTCGGCGGTTGGTGGGTTGTAAACAAAGCCAATGGTGCATTTAAATATGTACCAGCTATTGGGCTTGACTTAGATACAGAAATTACTAAGATCAAGAACACGGTAGCAACAGTAAAGGAGAATAAATTTGAGAGATGTTTTGAACCAGTGCCTGAGACTTTTCGTGGCAAGCCCACAGGTAATAAAGTCCTCAATAACGGATGTAAATTTTGTAGCTATCGTTTTGACTGTTGGTCTAATCTTACTGAGCGTCCTGCTGTAATGTCACAGGCAAAGAACCCGCCAACGGTTAGCTACATTGGAGACGTAGTTGCTCCATAAAGCAAGACGTATGGCTATAAAGCATGGGTATCGCAGTGGGCTAGAACACAAACTATCCATCTATCTTGATGAACATAAGATAAAGTATGACTACGAGAACATCAAGATTGAATGGGAAGACCTAGCCTACCGCACCTATACCCCTGACTTTGTACTGAACAATGGTATCATTATTGAAACCAAGGGCAGATTCATGGCAGCAGACAGGCGAAAGCATATTGCTATTAAGAAGCAACATCCCAAGCTTGACATACGCTTTGTGTTCACAAATAGTAAAGCTAAGTTAAGCAAGGGTGCTAAGTCTTCGTATGCTGATTGGTGCATCAAGCATGGGTTTAGATACTATGACCGCATCATACCTGAAGACTGGCTCAAGGAGAAGGGAAAGAACAAGCATCCTAAATTCATCGCATTTAATGGAACGAAAGTAAAAAGGAGATAGACATGGACATCAAACACCTAGCACAACATATTAACGATGAGGATTTTCTTATACGAGTAAGACCATTTGCTAATGATGAAGGGGAATGGAGTGGTGAGATTGATATATCGGTTATCGCTATGCCTGAGAACCCAATGGATGAGGAAGATTATTACCAAGTAATGCACTTCTGTAAGATGATGTGTGCTTCTGTACCTATTATGGAAGAAGTAGAAGATATTCGTAATGTTGTACATGAATATGTTATGAATATGCTTGACAAAGAGATGGATATTAGTGTAGAACTAGAAGAAGAAGCGGGTGTAGAAAAAAGCTACGATGGTAATGTAATACACCTATCCTTTAACACAAAGACAGGGGGTTCAGCATGAGACATGAAACATTTATGAAACAGGCCATGAAACAATCCGATGCAAATCAGATGTGGCCTACTGAAGATAATGTTGATATGGTCAACAGCCCACCGCACTACAACCAGACTGGTATCGAATGTATTCATGCTATCTCTGCTGCCACTGGTGATGGGTTTAAGTATTACCTACAAGGTAACATTATGAAATATCTCTGGCGGTTTGATTACAAAGATAAACCTATTGAGGATTTGCAAAAGGCCAAGTGGTACTTGGACAAGTTGATTGAAGAGGTAATGGCAGATGCGAGTTAAGATGTTTATTACTTTAGACATAGACGAAGAGGATTACCCCATACCTGCTGATGGCAGGGTGGGGGAAGAGATTGAAGACGGCATACAAGAATACTTCTACGATATTGAAGGTGCCACTATTAGACATATAAGAACTGTAACGGAGTAACCGACATGATTAGTAATCAATTACCAACAGACTACCAGAATTTCATTGCGCTATCTAGGTATGCACGATGGAAGGAAGACGAACAACGAAGGGAGACATGGGGTGAAACTGTCACTAGATACTTTGATTATATGGCTGGTCATCTGCTTTCTAAACATGGCTATAAGCTACCAGATACACTAAGAGGTGAGTTAGAGGAAGCTGTTCTCAACCAAGCTATCATGCCTAGCATGAGGGCGTTGATGACATCTGGCCCAGCACTTGACCGTTGCCACGTAGGTGGATACAATTGCTCATACGTACCCGTGGATAACCCACGTGCGTTTGATGAGACAATGTACATCCTAATGTGTGGTACAGGTGTAGGCTTTAGTGTTGAACGTCACTGCATTGAAAAGCTGCCTCAAGTTAATGAAGACTTTCATCAGACTGATACAGTGATTAAGGTAGGTGATTCACGTCCGGGTTGGGCTAAGTCACTTAAAGAACTAATTGCCATGCTATACTCAGGTCAGATTCCTAAATTCGATGTCAGCGAAGTACGCCCTGCAGGTGCAAGGCTAAAGACATTTGGTGGACGTGCATCAGGGCCACAACCTTTGATCGAACTGTTTGAGTTCTGCATCCAGAAGTTTAAAGGTGCAGCAGGACGTAGGTTGTACCCTATTGAGTGTCACGATATCATGTGTAAGATTGGTGAGGTTGTAGTTGTAGGTGGTGTACG